TGGAACTACAATGAGTACTCTCATCTCTAATGCTTCTATAATGTATCGGCATATGATGAAAAGAACTAAACTTTTGCCAGCGCCAGTGGCTGCATGTAGAATTGCGCGCCTATTCTTAAGTGCCTGGAATGCACCATTAATCTGGTAATCTCTGATTGTAATTGGTGGTACTCGTTTGTCAATCCCCAGAGAATTGGCAAATTCTTCCACCTCCTTATACGTCAGCCCGGCGTCTATAGTTTCTACTTCAGATTCAAATGAGTAATTTCTGCTTTCGGCAAACTTCTCGAGCTCAGAGATAAGACCGTATGGCAGTGCTCGTGAACCTAGATTGAAAAGTTTTATCTTACCATCCCATCTCCCCATCTTGTACATGGGAGTATACCTAGCACCAGCGACTTCAAATGTATAAGTATCTGAGATTTCTCGTGCTATATCCGGATCAGAGATTACCTTAATAAAGGACTCATTAAGTTTTCGTACTACGATATCGCTCATAGTTGAATAGATGATCCAGTTTTATACACCATAATTTTGGCTTTTTCGATAATCAAATGATATACCTCATATGTTCCGGGCACATCGGAAGCATCAAATAAAGCAGAATTTCCAATGATATAAGTTAAATCTAACTTACGATCAATAAACATCTTTTGATCTTTAACATTTACTTCAACCCAATCTAAGATTGCATTGATAATAGATTTATCTCCTGAAGTTACTAACTCAGACGATATAGCAATTGCACCAGCATTCATAATTAAACTCCAGATAAAAATTTGTTTTGATCAACAATCGACTTGAAAAGGTAATACTGGTTTGACATATTTCATTATATTAAATAAGTAGTTAGGCAAAGATTCACAGTCGATTGCCAACACAGTATGGATACCAATGCTGTCCTACATTATTTAAATGGAGAAACTAAATGAATCTAACTGCTTTTTGTGTATATCTCACTATATACCGAGGGAACAAACTCCCACCATTTTATATTGGATCTTCGTCAATCAAGAAAATAAATTCTGGATATAAAGGATCTGTATCATCGGAGAAATATAAAGACATATGGAAAAAAGAATTAAAGACTAACCCAAGTTTGTTTAAGACAAAAATTATTAGTAAATGCGCAACAAGACAAATAGCATTCAATAGAGAAAATGATATACAACATAAATTGAACGTAGTGAAATCGTCTATGTATATAAATGGAGCTTATGCTAAAGATATGTCATATATGACAGGATCTGGCAAACTTAATGGGATGTATGGCAAAAAGCATTCAGATGAAACTAAATTAGTTATATCTATTAAAAATAAAGGTAAATATAGAACGCATGAACAAAAATTGGCTATTAAAGAAAAAAGAAAAAAACAGGGGAAAAAGAAATATATAAGAAGGGATTTTAATTTCAAAGGATCTTCTTGTGGTACTACATTATATACAGATCCAATAACTACTCATAGTATAAGATTATCTAAAGACGAATTTATCCCATTTGGTTATGAAAAGGGACAACTAGTAGAAAAAAGTAAAACTCATTCGGAAAATATGAAAGATAATATTTTCTATACAGATCCATTGACAAATATCGTAAAAAGATTCAAAGATTTGAAAGATGTCCCAGAAAATTGGATTAGAGGGAATATAAATTCAAAAGCAGATAGAAGCTCATTGTTTGGTGTCTTTTATATTAAAAATTTTATTACAGGTGAATATCTTAAAGTTACCGATATGGACAATCTACCAAAATTTCATGGACATATACATAGTAAATATGCATACGTTTACAATAACACAGTAACATTTAGTATTGAAGTTTTTGTTAAAAATAATGATAAACTTAATACTTCATTAATCAAAAAAATCTATAAATGTTGCAAAATTTCCAAAAAAGCAAAAACTATTCATTCTTTTTTATTACCCTATAATGATTATTCTGAACTTGGTATAAAAGTAATTCCTATTAATGAATTTATGGATTATCCAGGCTTTGATAATTTTAGATGGTTAAATTAAATCCCGGCCTGGAACTTCGTATAATCAACGAGACTTTTTAGCAAAAAGTATTGATTACCTATATCTTTCAAGATACTTTCGCATGCTTGTACCATAGTTTCTACGTAAAGAATTTTCTCTTTGATGAGTTGTAGAGATTCATCGGCATCTAAGATGTTTTCCATTTCAGACCGGAGAGGTTTCTTGTACAAATATTGCTTCAATTTATACCCTAGCAATTCATCCTCATCCATTTCACCGTTATAGTATTTCGTCATAATCTGCCGACGCTTTTGATACTGAAGTGAGAGAGTCCGGAGTTTGATCTTGTACGTTTGCAGATATGTAAGATATTTCGAGTGTCGAATTGGGTGAGATGACATCCGCTCGGAAAGTCTAGTCTGATCAATTTTACAGTCTTGATCCCATTCCGCCATTAATTCTTCGTTAGTTAGCATTTGTCACCTATAGATTCACATAGTTCATTATAAACCTATAAGCAAACAAGTAAAATCTTAATTTGCTGTATAGATCATCAGAAAACCGAGATTTCCGAAAAACAGCATAAAAACCTGTTATAGATCAATAACTTATAGCCGTTATTTTGGGAATCCCATAGATCTTATGCAAAAACGAATCTAGAATAGTAAAATTGTGCAGAACACTCGACTGGAATTGGATCTGGCTGTTGAGTTGAAAAATTCAGCTGTCCTAATGATGTTGGGAACAAATCAAAGAACTTTATCGCTCTGTTTGGATTACTGGAATTAGTAAGAGTAAGTAAAGTAGCATCAGAAGTAAGTGATAATTCGGTAGTATTTTTTGGGACAAATTCGGAACCGATTGCAAATCTTTGTTGTGTGATCCATCGATAAATTTCTTCGTAGTTCTTTAGATTTTCGTCAACTAGGAAAGAAATAGTTAGTTGTGAGAATTCAGAAGATGAACCGGGAAAATATTGACTAGATGCGCCCGACGGCACCATTGGTGCTGGCACAGAGATCTCTGGTAAGTTTACAGATGTAACTCTGAATATAGTTTCGGGAATTCGTTCTATACTAAATTGAAACGAATTAGTCTTGAGTAAATTATAATCCATATTACAGTTCCTCTTGGATTTCTAAAAGAGACGTCATAACACCAGAGTTATATGGATCTTCATGATCTATAATTTTTGGTAGAGCACCCGCACGAAGTTCATATGTACGAGCAGAAGCTACAATAATAGTGTCATAGATATTTCCTAACTTACGAATTTTGTCAATATTAATTTGATCATGTCGAGAGAGTTTCTTGCTTTTCATTTGAGAATCCTTTATTGTTTATTTATTCCAGCCAAACACAAAATTCCCAAAATCATAGATCTTAGAAAATCCTTGCTCTACCATTATTTCTGCTTCCGACTTGGACATGTCTACATCAAGAAAGACTGCTGCTAGCTTATGTTTTTGATACTTTACTCTAGATTCTCTTTTATTCTTAAAGTAATAGTAGTTATAAGGAGTCTTATGTAAGAACTTAAAACCAAGTTTTTCATACATCTTACCAGTGCCCCAACGAACATCACAGTATGAAAGAACAGAATTCGGATTATTTTCCTTGATGAAATGCTGAAACAATTTAGATGCACCACCAACGACAGTTGTATCTAAAGCAGATGCATATCTTAGTAATTCCCACTCATAATCTTTGTTGTATCTACATTTACCAAAAGACATAGCAGCTATTAACTTAGATTCAAATTCTAGACCATATTTCTTAGATCCGCCAACTGTGCCCTGAATATGGTTAATTTCCATAAATTTTGAATAAGCTTCATTGCTTAGTTGAACAACTTTACATCGTCGACCAAAAATTTTATATTTTGATTTATTAAGAATAGCTGCTAATCTAGACCTAACTATTTGTGGATCTTCATCGTCATAGATTTTAATAAGTCTGTAATCAATATTCTTGGTCATTTCATACTTATGATAATGATTTCTATCCTGGTGCCAATGAAGACCATCATATTCAATTGCTAATTTTAGCTCTGGGATTACTATATCTAATTCATATGGTTTGATAAGAGTCCGATCGTTTACTATAGTTTTAAAGCCGAAAGATTCTATATAATCCGATAACTCTTGTTGTGGTTTTGAATTTGGGTTGCATTTTTTACAGATAGGAGTATAAATGAATCTAGCTTTAAATTCATAAGAACACGTGTTACATAAAAAATTGAAATATGAAGACTGTCTAGAAGTTTTTATTACTTCTTCATAAGTATCGAGCATAGAAATGTTCTGTTCTTGCTTAATTTTATGTACCTTAGATTCAAACCAAGGTAAACCTACGTTAACCTTATAGTCGTCCGACTGAACTCGTGCTTGATTAAGAGACTTCATTTTAGTTTTGAAGTTCTTCGTTTTTGTTCCTACACCTAGATGAACTAAAATACTTTTNCTTCTTTATATGGAGTAACTTCCGTGAATGATTGGACCTTTATTACCGTGCCGCTATTCTTTGCAGTATCTAATTTTACTTTTATCTTTTATAACAGAATAAAGCTAGTGTTTTAACATCATCTGTTTTTATACCAGAAACTCGTCTTGAGTATGTACAATTGATTTTTCGTTTAGACAATTTTTTATTTTTCTATCATTGGGATTACCAGTTTTGTCTAAGAGAGAAGTATAATTTGTATACAATTCCTCTTCATCTGGTCTATAATTTCTTACACATTCTTGTGAACAAAATTCATTTCTTTTACCAGATGCAAATCTTTGTATGTTTAACTGTTTATCACAAGTTTTGCAGCGATGTGGTTCTACATTATACAAAATGTAGTACATTAGACTTTTTACGTCTAAATGAGATTGAGCCGATAGTACACTTCTAAATGTCTCAATGTAAGAATTAAAAATTTTTACATTTGCGGAGTTTGCTTTCAAGTTTCCGTTACCTGAACAGAATGTTTTAATTAAATCTTGTGCTTCTTTTTTTTGCATAATTTCATTATAACACATGTAGATTACTTGTAAACTTAAAAAGGGTCCGAAGACCCTTTTGATGTAATTATCATCCGTAGATGATAATGATTATCATTTAAATTATGTTGCGAACCGCAGCGATCCGGTAGTACGCGTTGTTTCTACCAGCCGTAGCAAAGAACGGATTACGAACCATACCATAACGGAGACGGTAAGCAAGCACTGGGCTCATTGTAGCTGGGTCAGTCGTGCGGACAATTTGCAATGGAATATATGGGCAGTAGAACTGACCAGCATCCCAAGCAGAAGAACCCTTGTAACCAACCATGAAGAATTGGCTATTTGTACCAGCAGAGCCAGAGTACGGGTCAATGTAAACACGCATTTTCTTGTTAAGCACACCAGCGAACGTAGCGCCTGTGTCATCAACATTGATGTCGTTAGCCAATGCAGGAGCATAGTCCAACATACCACCCATTGCAAGAGCAGAAGCCACATCACTTGAGCAAACAAGGATGTTACCTTTACCGCGACGGGTTTCTTGAG